CATCGAAAGCTTCGGTAACATTCTCGTTCAGCGGCAACAAGGTAACTTCCTTCGGGATTGTCTGAAAGGCATCGGTATCAATTTAGATACCCTTGCCAATCAGCACAAGGTTGCAATTCGTGATTCACGGAAAGCAACGATAGATCTTCAGAACGCGAGTGACAGTAATACTGTCGCGCTATCTGAATTTCTATTACCTAAGAAGTTATTTGAGTCTCTCAACCGCTCACGTAGCTTTATGCTATACGGCGGTGATGGCGAGTACCATGTCCTTAAGAAGATGTCTTCCATGGGAAACGGGTACACGTTTGAGCTCATGACCTTGATACTTACCGCAATCAGCAGAGTGCTCGATCCAGCGGCTACAGTCTTTGGAGATGATATCATCATCGACAAAGAATGTGCTCCACGACTAATCGAACTTCTAGAAGAAGTAGGATGGGTCGTAAATCGGGACAAATCCTTCATTGAAGGAAAGTTCCGGGAGAGTTGCGGGGCAAATTGGCATGACGATCATGGATACATAAAGTCTTTTGACTTTTATTATCCTGACACGATTGCCGATTGTGCAAATATACTTAATAAGTGCCATGCACTTAACGAGTATCCCGCATTTGCCGCTCTCGAGAAAGCGCTCTATAAGCTGACTCCGAAGGCCTTGCGCGGAGGCCCCTTCCAAGGGGTTACGATCGAGACGTTCGCCAATAGGGGTGACTCCGAAGACATACCTATTTACTTTGGTAGCAATACCAAAGGCCAACCTCTTCCATTGCGGAAGAAGAAGGCGGCCTGTGAAAGGTTTCATCTTTCAGATGTTACCAAGATCACAGGTTTTAAGTATGTTCCGAGGAAAGCCTCTAAGACAGTGACCTCGCTATCTGCCTCTTACCATTGGGGAAAATACGAGATGTATCTTCACTCAGGTAGGATTGCAGATGATTTGGTCACCGGCGACGGACGTTGGGTCTGTATTGATCTGTATCTTGCAGACGGGCGAGTATTTACTCGGGCTCTGTTTGATGATGACTCCAGAAATGGAGCCACCTCAAATCGAGACTGATTTCATATTCGCCCCCTGTTCGGCAGACTACGTGAGCTGCCGGATGGCAGACTTAACATTTCCAATGTTAAGTTTGATCACCTGATACAGAGATATACAGGTAACGGGGATAAACCCGGGGACCGGCTTTTTGCCGGGAGGAACCTTCTTCCAGAAGGTAACTTTGTTGAGGAC